AGATGGAGATGGATTACCCAATCCAGTATTGTATGGAACGTTCCCTAATGCAAATAATCCTAGTTCTGTAACCGAGCAGGATTTTGAGCATACCTTTTATTATAGAGGTGGTACATTCGGTGTTAGTAGAACGTTTGATGATGCTAATTTTGCACAGACTGGATTTGTAATTACTATTAGTATATCTGTTGCTGATAACTCTTTATTAGGTTCGAGTATTCAGGTTGGAGATAGAATATTATTTGTATTAGATGCAGGAACAGCTAACGAGAAGAAGCAAGTATTTAAGTACACTGGAACACAACAGACTGTTGCATCTGGTGAGTTTTGGAGAGCAACATCTAACACATTAGAATTAATTGTAGATTATACAAGAACAGCATATTCAGGAACCTATACTTATTACGATCAAAGAAACGGAAGAGCAGCTACACCTTTAGGTGCTATTGGTGTTGCTTCTAATGGCGTTGTATTTTTTAATCCTAGTGCAGGAGCAGGTGGTAACCCTCCTACAGGATTTAACTGGAATGCACACTTCCCTGACTCTCCTGTAAATTTTGGAGATGACTCATGTGGCGGGCATCCTGAACAGACAGGACAGTATCATTATCACGATACAGACTTTTTATCATGTTGGAAAGCTAACTCTGTAATGGCATCATACAATGACTATTATGGATCAAGTCAGTATAACGGTGATAACTTAAGACATCCAGACGGTCATTCTAAAATGCTAGGTTTAGCATTTGATGGTTTCCCTGTATATGGTCCTCATTGCTATAGTAACCCTTGGTCAAATTCATCAGACCTAACTTTAGCAAGTACATCATATAGAGTGAAATCAGAAGAAGCTGTTGGTAGACCCACATATGGAACTAGTCAACAGAATCCTCCAGCTGGGTCATTAATTCAGGACTGGGAATATCAAGAGGGGCTAGGAATACTAGATTATCATAATGGTAGATTCTGTGTAACACCTGAGTTCCCTGATGGTACCTATGCTTATTTCTTATCTACATCATATGACAGTGAAAATAATCTGGTAGCTGAGTTTCCATATTTACTAGGAATTACTAGTAGAGAGGCGTTAAATCAACCAGCCAACAATGGTGCTGCTACACCACCTGCACCACCATCAGGCGGAGATGCTCCAGCTCCAGCAACAATTTTGATTGGTGCTCAACCTCAGTCAGCTACCGTAGCTGCAAATGCTTCTGTCACCTTTACTACTACAGTGTCTATCAGTCCTCAAGATGGACCGAAGACATACCAGTGGTACAGGTCTACTGACGGTGGTTACTCCTTTGCTGTTCTTACTGGAGCTACAGCAAACTCTTTAACATTCACAGCACTTGCATACATGTCTGGATATAAATTCAGATGTGAAATTGCAGGTCCTATTGGTGCACCTGCTGCACAAAACTCTCCTCTAACAACTGACGTTGCTACACTTACTGTAACAGGTGGTGGTAGTGGTCAGACTGCAGAGGACTTCTCAAGTACCAACGTTAAGTTGGATACTACTGGCATTTCCTTCGATGCCACATAAATAAAACTGTACAAACTGTAAAAACATGGCTAAACAATCAGTTGGTATTGGATCTTCGGCAAATGATGGCACTGGTGATACTTTGCGTGATGGTGCTATCAAAGTAAATTCCAACTTTGACGAACTATATACAGCCTTAGGTAACGATACTACAATCCAAGTTGACATTAGTGGATCTCCTGCTGATGGTCAAGTATTAAAGTGGTCTTCCAGCCCTTCAGGAGCATTTCGTGCGAGTGACTATAACTTGCTAAGTTCTGATCTTGATACAAATGGTAATCAGATAGTCTCTGATGGGACAGATGCTATTACAATCAAGCAAACTGGAACAGGTAATATCAATTTATGGGCTGGTGGATCTGGATCAGCATACAGTTATGTCGATGGTAGTGATGGATATTTTAAATGGTATGCACCATATGCAACAGAGGGAGACCTTCCTAATGCAACAAACCATCATGGTATGTTTGCACACGCACATGCTACTGGTAAAGGATATTTTGCACACAGTGCTGCTTGGGTTCCTCTCATCTCAGAGAACAGCAGTGTTACTTTATTAAGTGATGTTGATACAACTGTAAACGGTGGTCCTACTGATGGTCAGGTTCTTAAGTGGGTAGCATCAACATCTAAATGGTCACCTGCTAACGATGAGCAAGGAACTGGTGGTAGTGGTGGAACTACACAAAACTTATTTGAGACGGTTACTGGAGATACAGGTACAACAACTGCATCTGCTGCTAACGATACTCTTAATATCGTTGGTGGTACAAACATAGGAACTGCGATGGTGGGTGATACACTTACCATTAACATGACAGGTGCATTGGGTGCTCCTGATCAGAACCTATTCTCAACAATTAATGCTGATAATGGTGGTACTAGTGCTACTGTAACTACAGACTCTATTACATTTGCAGGTGGTACAGGAGTTTCGACCAACCTGAATGCAGGTACTATCACCATAACAAACACATCACCTAACGTAACACAGAGTTTATTTTCTACTGTTGCTGGTGACACGGGTTCTCAGGCTGCAGGAAGTGCAACTACCACACTAACAATAGCTGGTGGTACTGGTGCTACTACTGCACAGTCTGGTGATACACTGACAGTTAACGTTGATAATCCTCTACCTGGCGGTTCAGGAGGACAGAACATATTCTATAATGGAGCATCTAGTGCATGGGCTACTAGTGCATCTCCTACCATATGGTATTCAGTAGGTTCTAATGGAGCAGCAGCATATAGGTTTACAGGACCAGGTTTATCATCTGCGACTAATAATCCTACAATCTATGTCTATAGAGGGTTTACATATACATTCTATAATACGACTGGATCAAGTCACCCATTTGAGATAAGAGTTTCATCTCAAGGATCTGCTGTTACTGATGGTATTAGTGGTTCCACAACAGGCACATTGATATACACAGTTCCAATGACTGTTGCTGCAGGAACAACATACAAGTATCAGTGTACTATCCATGAGACTAACATGGTTGGCGACATAGTGGTGGTGTAACATGACAAGAACAGTACCAGGTAGCGGTGCAACAATAGAACCTGTCTTTAACTCTGTATACGGAGTGAAGGATGTTATTGTGACTAATCCTGGTTCTGGTTATAGTCCAACTGATCCTCCAAGACTTACTGTTGGTAACTGTGGTACTCCTATTAGAGATGCAGTTCTTCGTGCAAACATTGGTGTTAACGGTGATCTTCTATCTGTGGATGTTGTAGATCCTGGTGAAGGATATGATCCATTAAGACTAGAGATAACAAGTAATAGTTCAGGTGTTATTGAGGCAGATGCAAATATTGTATTAAAGACTGATGGTTCAGGTGGTATAGGTAACTTACAAGTTACGCAGCCTGGTGATGGATATTTTAATGCTGAAGCAGAGATAAAAGGTGGTGGTGGATCTGGTGCTGAACTAGTTCCCATCACTGGTGGTGTAACTGGTCTTGCTATCGAAGGTAAAGGTAGGAACTACGATCTTGGCGATATTACTCTTGTTATATCAGGTGGTGGAGGAGACGGAGCAACAGGTGTTGCTGATGTTAATCAGTTCGGATCTGTTACTGGAATTTCTATCAGTAACCCAGGTGAGTTTTTTGAGACTCCTCCAATTATACAGCTAATTGGTGGTGGTGGATCTGGTGCTACTGCTGAAGCAAAGATCAATCTTGGAAGAATAACAAGTATTGATATTCTAAATCCAGGTGGTAGTTATGTTAGTCCTCCTCAGGTCATCTTTACCAGAGACACTAACTTAATTAGAACTCAAAGGAATAGAACTTCTTTAGAGAGTACATTATATAATGTAACTGCACTACTAAGAAATGCTGCAGCAGCAGATACTGTTCTATATGTTCAGACCACTGATGCATTTGCAGGTTCTGGTAAATTCCAAATAGGAACTGAAATTGTAAGATACACTGGTAAGACTACTACTAGTTTTACTGGATGTACTAGAGGACTGAATTTTAGATATGATCAGAGAATTGTATTAGATTCTTTAGCAGATTCTGGTGGACAGTCTGGATATAACTTTACTGTTTCAGATAGAATCAGAAGAGTTACAGAAGACAAGACTAATAAAGTTGCTGTTGTATATGACTGGAATAAAGTAACTAAAGAGTTATTCTTAATATTCGAAGTTGATGAATTAGCATTCATTGATGGTGGTCGTTCTAATGAAAGCACTGCTGTGATTCAGTTTATTGCAGGTGTTGCTAGTTCTACTGGTACAGGTGAAGCACCACATGTACTTGTTGAGTCACAAGGAAAGAATATTTTCATCTTTACTGATCCTGTCAGTGTATTGGAAAATTTTGAGTTCGAAGATGACGATGAATTAGACGGTGCAGGTGATGGTATCCCTGACCTGGTAAATACTGGTACAGAGTATGAAAATGAAATAAGTCTAGATGGTGGTATTGCGTCATCTCTTTATGGTATTGAGGAAACTGTTGGTGGTCAAAACACCACACTATTCCAACAAGGGGATCAGTTATATGATTCTAGTTTAGTACCATTAGTGTCTACTGTATCTGTTGCAGGTGCTCTTGGTGATGGTGTTGCACATAGTGCGACCTCTTTCATTATTGCTAAATCATGGAATAGCGTTAATTTCCAAGTAGATGAAATCATAACTGGTAACTCTACTGGTGTAACTGCTAAAGTAGTTGCATTTAATAATGCATATGCTACTGGATATGTACAGTTAGAAGTAAAAGATCTAACAAATAATGGTAATACTTACCAATTTACAACCAGTGATACCCTAACAGGTGGTACATCTGGTGCGACGGTTGTATTCTTTAAAACGGAGTATACTAACCTCGTTCGAAACGAACCTGAATAAGTCACATAAATAAAAGGAAGGTAACCACTGCGTCATGGCACTACTCACCGATCAATTTAGAATTTTTACTGCCGAGAGATTCATAAAGGCTCTTGAGGGAGCAGATGCGTCGCAGTCAGACCTTGAGGCGGGTACGTCTAGAGATAGGTTGTACGTATTCATTGGCAGACCACAAGAATGGGATAACGAAAACGCACCTCCTACACCTGTTGACTCTTTCCAAGAGTTCTCAGATACATTTGCAGACATGATTTCACTGAAACGTGTTCTTGCGAATGACACTATACAGGTTGTTAGAAGAATCGACTGGACACCCCCAGAGCAAACAACTGGTGGATTAGGTTATGTTTATGATATGTATAGACATGATTATAGTTCTACAAAGACTGCTTCATCTGGTGCAACTAAGTTGTACGATGCAGACTTCTATGTTGTAAACTCACAATATCAAACCTATAAATGTATCTACAATGGCACGTCTCCTTCGGACCCCAATGGCAAACCGTCTACGGTTGAGCCAACTGGTACGTCAACAAGTATTATCACTACCTCCGATGGTTATCGTTGGAAGTATCTTTATACTATACCTGTTGGTCAGGTCTTAAAATTCTTCTCTAACGATTATATGCCTGTTCTTAGCGATGTCGCTGTTACAGGTGATGCTGTTGGTGGAGAGATTGATACAGTTGTTATCCAAGCATCAGGTACTGGATACAACAACGGAACCTACGAAAACGTCCCTATTAAAGGTGACGGAGTTGGTGGAAGAGTATCACTGGTTGTAGATGGTGGACGTATAGTTAACGCCACTGTGACATCTGGTGGATCTGGATACAACTTTGGTAAGATCGTTATCGATGAGGTCAACGGTATTGGTGCAGGAACTGGTACTGGTGCTGCTATTGACGTTATCATTCCCCCTGAGACAGGACATGGTGCTGAACCAGACTCTGAGTTAGGTGGATACCGTGTGATGATCAACACCAAGTTTACCTACGCTGAAGGTTCAGGTGACTTCCCAACTGATAACGATTATCGTCGTATTGGTTTGGTGATCAATCCTAAGCAGTATGGAACTACAGCTCTTACATCTGCTATTACATTATCTGCGACTCAAGCGGTGATATTCTCACCAACCTTTACAGGTCAGTTCCAAACTGATGAGATCGTAACCCAATCTCGTACCGTTGGTGGTCAACAGGTGACTGCTAGAGGTAGAGTTATATCATGGAATGATACCACTAAAGTCCTGAAGTTCTATCAAAATAGAATCGATGGTGTGTTCCCAGAAATTACTGGTAACCTAACTGACTTCGAAGGTGGTAACCCTGTGGTAGGTGCTACATCAGGTACCTCTGCTGACCCAGACATCAACTTCCCAATAGTCTCTGGTTCATCCACTCGTATTATTAACAATACAGAATATGACTTGGGTATGTCATTTACTAATGGTTATGCAAAACCTGAGATCGAGCCAAATAGCGGTGAGATTATTTACATAGATAACAGAGGTGCTATCTCCAGAGCAGGAGACCAAATCGAAGATATCAAGATCGTAGTCGAGTTCTAAACAATGCCACAAAATACCAATCTGAATATCGCTCCGTATTTCGACGATTTCAGTAAAGCAAATAATTTTTATAGAGTACTCTTTAGACCAGGATTTCCAATCCAGGCTAGAGAACTTACTACTATGCAATCGATTCTACAGAATCAGATTGAGAATATGGGTACGCACCTCTTTAAAGAAGGTGCTATGGTCATACCTGGTCAAATAGGATATGACTTAACTGTACATAACATCCTTATTCAGCAAGCATTTTTAGGAGTAGACGTAGAGACATATAGAACACAGTTACATGGAAAGATTGTAGAGGGTCTTACTACTGGCATTAAAGCTAAGATTCTTTTCTCTATTCCTGCTACTGAATCTAGTCGTGGTTATATTAGTTTCTATCTTAAGTATATTGAGTCAGGTGATACTACATCTGATGTAAGTACAAAGGTATTCCAGAACAATGAACAGTTAATTTGCGAGAATGAATTGACTTTCGGTAATACTTTGATCGAAGTTGGATCACCATTTGCTCAGTTATTACCTGTGGAAGCAT